GATAGGGTTGGCTGTTGTTGGGGATCCTCATTTAGGTCCGAGTTGCAACATTCCTTTATTGAAGCGGGATGTACGGATCATGTCGGAGACGGAAGGCATGATGGCGATTAACATTGGTGATACGGCGGACAATTGGGGGTATGGGAGGTTACTTCAGCTTTACGCGGATGAGGACATTTCGCGACCTACGGAGCAGCGTTTATCGCGGTGGTTTTTGAGGGATGCGAAGATACCGTGGATTTTATGGTTACACGGAAATCATGAGATGATGCATTCGGAGTTTTCGACGTATTTACGGACGATAAACGTGGAGCAGATACCCATGATCGAGTGGCGAGCTCGGTTTAAGCTTGTTTTTCCTTCTTTGGAGATTCGGATAGATGCGGCGCACGATCACAAGGGCAGTTCTATATACAATGTAATGCATGGCCAGAAGCGTGCGGCGTTATGGGACGAGGATGCGGACATATATGTGGCTGGTCATCGGCACACGTGGGGTTTATCCACGGAGGAGTTGGACGATGGCCGGGTAGTTTTCTTTGGCCGTGCAAGGGGTTATAAATTTTTAGACCGTTATGCTGTTCGGCACGGGTATAATAGTGACAAGTATGGGGCTACTGTACTATTTGTAATAGATCCTCAGGACACGAACCCGGCGTCTCGCATACATTCATTTGTGGATTTGGAGCAGGGCGCGGAATATTTGGAGTGGAAGCGTGCTAAACGCGCCTGACGAGGTACTTCGCGAGATATTAGCGCTGGAGCAAGCGCGCAAGACATTACTGGTTCGTGACAAGGTTCAGGAATCGTTCATGTCTTTTGTTGAGTATGTATACGATGGATTTATCGAGGGTTCTCATCACAAACAGGTAGCAACTCAGTTTGAGAAATTGGCGGTGGACCCTGGATCACGGATCATTGTCAACATGCCGCCTCGTCATACCAAGTCGGAGTTTGCGTCATATTTGCTACCGGCATGGTTGATTGGCAAGAATCCTAAGTTAAAGATCATTCAGACGACGCACACGGCTGAACTGGCGGTACGTTTTGGCCGTAAGGTTCGTAATTTAATGGAGATGGATCGTTACAGGGAGGTATTTCCTGATGTGGATTTACGGGCTGATTCCAAAGCGGCTGGACGTTGGGACACGGGTCAGGGCGGCGAATATTACGCGGCTGGTGTGGGAGGTGCGATTACGGGTCGCGGTGCTGATCTTCTTATTATCGATGACCCGCATTCGGAGCAGGATGCACTTTCCGAGAGTGCGATGGAACATGCGTATGAGTGGTACACGTCAGGACCGAGACAAAGGCTTCAGCCGGGAGGATCCATTGTCATAGTAATGACGCGGTGGTCCTTGAAGGATTTGACGGGGAAACTCATCAAGGCCCAGGCTTCGGATGTCATGGCGGATCAATGGGAGGTTGTGGAGTTTCCCGCCATATTGCCGTCTGGCAACGTACTGTGGCCGGAGTTTTGGAACAAGGACGAGCTACTCAGGGTCAAGGCTTCGCTGTCCTTGAGCAAGTGGAATGCGCAGTGGCAGCAGAATCCTGTTGCTGAAGAAGGGGCGATTATAAAGAAGGAGTGGTGGAACAAGTGGGAGAAGGACGACATACCTCCTGTCAGTTACATCATGCAGAGTTATGATACGGCATTTAGCAAGAAGGAGACGGCGGATTATTCGGCAATAACGACATGGGGTGTATTTCGGCCAGAGGAAGGCGGTCCAGATAACCTTATACTCATGGATGCGAAGCGGGGGCGGTGGGATTTTCCAGAACTCAAGTCCCAAGCCATGCAGGAGTATACTTACTGGGAGCCGGATATGGTTTTGATCGAGGCGAAGGCCACTGGAACACCGCTCACGGACGAATTGAGGACGATGGGCATACCGGTGGTGAATTATACACCGTCCAAGGGCAAGGATAAGCACACCAGGATGCATATGGTGGCGCCGATTTTCGAGTCAGGGAAGGTTTGGGCGCCGGAAAAGAAGTTTTCGGAGGAGGTTATTGACGAATGCGCGGCATTTCCCAATGGAGATTATGACGATTACTGCGACTCTATGAGCATGGCGCTCATTAGATACCGTAAGGGGGGATTTGTTCGTCTTGACAGCGACGAGGAAGATGAGGAATCCTCCTCTTATCTGCGACACTCCCGTCAATTTTATTAGGAGATCTTCTATGGTCAAGTGGGCTGTTGGACGTGTGCGTGAGCCATCTACATATGCCGCCGTTGGTTTAGCGGCTATGGGTGTGGGAATTTTAATAGATCAGCCATATTTAATAATGGCTGGCATTGCCGTAGCGGTTCTTGCCTTTGTTTTGAAGGAAAAGGGCGTATACTAAGAAATTATGTATGGACGATTACAGGCTTATAATAACACTTGGCGGCATCTTGGCCAGCTTGGCGGCTGCTTGGGGTGTCGCCAAGAATCAATTAAAGGCTATAATAGGGAGTGTTGAGAAGCTAGAGGGAGGGCAGACGAGAGAGTCTGACCGGATCGATACAATAATCACCAGATTAACAGTAGTTGAAAACAAATTAACAGTAGTTACAGGTATATTACAACCTGATAAGCTCAACCAGAATACGAAAGAAGAAGCTGCGTTCCAGGCGCGGACAGAGGAACGTATTGAAAGATTATTTTATGTAATCAGACAGGTTGAGAAGCGCTTCGAGAGGATAGAGGGTAAGACATGAGCATTTTATACAAAATATTTCCTGCGCTACTTGTAGCTGCGGCTCTGGCTTTCTCAGCACCCGTTTTCGCTAATCCCGAGAAAAGTGGAGTGGTGCCGGAGCAAGAACATCTGGAGATGCTTTACCCAACAGTTCTTGTGCGCTTGGGCAATGGTTCAGGGTCCGGGACCGTTATTTATTCCAAACAGAACGAAGACCAGGAATACGAGAGCTATGTTCTTACAAACTGGCATGTCATCCAGGGCTACGTAAAGGTCACCAAAGTATGGAATTCGGATAAGCAAGAGAACGTAGAGACTGAGACACGCAGACCAGTTAACGTGGACCTCTGGGAGTATAATAATTTTAGCACAGCGGTAGGCACTATTGGCCGACTAGCGCATATAAAAGCCTACGATAAAAGCCGAGATTTGGCACTCTTGCAGATTTCCGATACGGAACGCGCAATGCCATATGTTGCTATGCTTTATCCGGAAGATGTAGATGAAGGGCCGTGGATTTTCCAGACCGTATATGCGGTAGGGGCTGGGCTTGGGAAGCCGCCGTTTCCGACGATGGGACTACTTGCGGGTTATGGTAGGGATCAGGACGGTAATGCCCTATACCTCTCAACCAGTCCGATAATCTACGGCAATAGCGGGGGATCTCTCTATGTGTACTCCCCGCGCAACCACTACGAGTTGATTGGTGTGCCAAGTATGGTATCGGCATATGGTTGGGGCAGCGTTGTATCGCATATGGCGTGGTCCAGGCCGATCTCGGAAATTAGACTGTTCCTGAGAGATTCAGGATATGGTGTTAAAATCCTAGGGGATGAGCCAGAGCCGGATCCTGAAGAGGAAACAGAAGATGCTCGCTAGCCTTCTTCCAGCATTACTTCCCGTTGTAGGGGATGTTCTGGATAGGTTCTTCCCGAACAAGGAAGAGAAGGAAAAGGCAACCAGAGAGATCGAGGCGAAGCTCACCGATCATCTTGCGTCCATAGATTTAGCTCAATTAGAGGTAAATAAGGTTGAAGCGGGCCATAAATCCATGTTCGTGGCTGGCTGGCGGCCCTTCGTGGGTTGGTCATGCGGCCTCTCTTTGTTCTATACGTACTTGGTCCAGCCGATAGCTGTTTTCGTCATGGGACAGACAGGGAACTTGGTTCATCTTCCCACGCTTGATTTAAGTACGATGATGCCCGTTTTATTAGGCATGTTGGGTTTGGGCGGCTTGCGTAGCTGGGAAAAGTATAAAAAGGTAGCTAGATAATGGCAAGACAACCGACATCTCTTATCGATACCAGCATCCCCCCACAAGGGATGCCTCTTGGCGGTTTGACTGATGAGGAAATAGAAGTTGAGGAGATAGAAGAACCGACAGAGATGCTGGAAGAGGAGGATGGTTCGGTTGTTCTTAATTTCGAAGACGCCATCCAGGAACAACTCCAGGCGGAACCAGATGCTAATTTAGCGGAAATTATTGATGAGCAAGTTCTTTCAGATGTTTCAAGCGATCTTGTTGGGCTTTACAAGGAAGACAAGAGCGGCAGGCAAGAGTGGGAAGATGCCTACAAAAACGGTCTTGATCTTCTTGGCATAAAATACCAGGAGCGCGAGGAACCCTTCCGGGGCGCAAGTGGCGTAACACACCCCCTTATCGCTGAAGCTATTACTCAATTCCAAGCGCAAGCCTATAAGGAGCTTTTGCCGAGTTCCGGCCCTGTGCGTACACAGGTTATTGGTTCGGCCACTCCCGAAGTGGAAGCGCAGTCACAGCGCATCCAA